TTTGATGGATCCAGAAATGGAAGAGTTGCCAACAGACTTGCAACGTGGGTTGGATTTCCAAATCGTTAAAACAAGCAAAGGCGGCTATGCAGACTACTCAACAAGTAAGTGGTCCCGCAAAGAGTCAGCATTGACAGCAGAAGAACAAGCAGCTATTGATGAACACGGCTTGTTTAACTTGTCAGACTTCTTGCCAAAGCAACCGACAGAAGCAGACCTTAAAGTAATTAAGGAAATGTTTGAAGCTTCAGTTGATGGCCAACCATATGATGCTGACAAGTGGGGTGCTTATTACAAACCTTATGGGTTAGATACGCCTAACGCAGCTCCTAAGGCAGATGTAGATGATGTAGCTACACCAGTAGCCTCTGCTCCGGCATCAGTAGTAGAACCCGACGAAGACGAAGTAACAGCACCAACTGCTCCAGTAACAGCAGAGCCAGTTAAACAAAATGCTCAAGACATTTTGGCTATGATTCGTAATCGTCAGAAGCAATAATTAGCAGTACGTTGTGTCTAATTAGTGGGGGAAGACGATCCCCCACTACCTGTTTATGCTATCATACATAGATCCAATTCTTTTTCCAGACGAGATTTTAGTGATCGAACTCACTAAAAATCGATACGTCTATCCTATATATAAAAATGGTAGTAGTGGCCTATTTGAAAAAGCTGTGGCTATACTCAACTCAGATGCTATTCGTAACTTAACAAATATCGAAGTATTCCTCCGTGAACCCTTTGAAAGATATGTTAGCGGAGTGCAAACATATTTACGTTACAATCACGATTTAAATCGCGAAACTGCATTATCGTTCATAGAAGAATTTTTATTCTTGAACAGACACTTTGCCTTACAATTCCACTGGCTTGTAAATTTACAACGCTTTGTTAACAAAGACATATTAATAACATTTAGTTCAATGGGCGAACTTGATAATGCGCTAGGTGAAACATGGAACGCACTAACTCGTGATCAAACACTTGTTGATCGGTTTGAGGAAAATAATAAATTACATTTTTATCTGCAACTAGATAAAATACTATACGAAGACTTTATAGGTAAGACTGTAACGTTTAAGAATATAATGGTGCACATACATACGTTCTATCCTGTGCTATACGAAGAAGTAATTGAAAGAAGTCGAGACTTATGCGCTGTCCTAGACTAGATCACTTTGTACGTTTTAATCCCAATGGTACTGTGAGTCGTTGTGGCCACATGGTTAATCCTGCAACTTTTGACTCATTAGAAGAAATGGATTCTAGTGTATGGTTACGTAAAGTACGAGAGCAGTTTGATCAAGATCGATGGCCAAGTGAATGTCGGCGCTGTGAGGAAACTGAAAAAATCAACGGTGTAAGTATTCGCACACACAGTATCAAATTTGATAAAACACAAACGCAATCGGACTATTTAACAGTTGGCGGAGTATTAGACAACGTCTGCAATAGCGCCTGTATGACATGCAACGAAGATCTCAGTACTAAAATTGGTAGTTTAAAAAGCAAACACTATGTTATAGTAGATAATACTAATCGTTTTTGGTCGTTACCACAAGAACGCATTGTACATTTAGATTTAAATGGCGGCGAACCTAGCCATAGTAAAAACTATAAGACTGTTATAAACAACTTACCGCCTAATGTAAAAAGTATCAGATTAAATACCAATTGTAGCACAGTATTAACAGAATTAATTACCTTAGTTGATCAAGGCATTAACGTGACTGTTACTGTTAGCTTAGACGGTATTCGAGAAGTGCATGACTTTATACGTTGGCCCATTGAATGGGATAAGTTTTACAAAAATTTAATGAAATATAAAAGTATGCCGGTTAACTTAAATTTGTGGACTACAGTTAGTGTGTTAAACGAAAAGCAGTTACCTGAAATTATTGCTTTTGCAAAGTTACACGGTATTGATCACGAATACGCATATTTGAAACACCCGGCGGTATTAGATGTTAATAATAAAGACCAAGCCAGCATTGATGCATATATACAAAAACAAAAACAATTGAGAGGTATCGAATGAAAATAGCAATTACAGGACATACCGCCGGCATTGGACAAGCACTTGCAAATGAATATACTAAACAAGGACACGAGATAATTGGACTAAGTAAACGTGATGGTAATAACATTCGTAGTATTCCCAAAGTTGCCAATCTGATTGAGCCTTGCGACATATTTGTTAATAATGCACAGGACGGGTTTGCTCAGACTGAGTTATTATTTGAAGTACACAGGCGTTGGGTCAATGCAAAAAAACATATTGTTGTTATTAGTTCAATGATGACACGTCATCCTGTTAGTGTAGCAGAAGGCATGGATGAATACCGTGTACAAAAAGTAGCACTTGAAGAAGCAGTTAATCAACTACGTTATAAACATATAACAGGCCCACGTATTACGTTAGTATGTCCTGGGAAAGTAGCAACACACCCTGATATACAAGGATCCGATCCAGCTACATGGGCAAACACCCTAGTGAGCTTATTTAAAACTGCTGAATTAAATGGTTTGTATATTCCAGAAATAGCACTAGTATGACCCCAAAGGAAATGTTAACTAATAAATCATTTTGTCCCATACCCTGGACAGGATTTTATATTGGTCCCGACGGTGAAGTTAAAAACTGCATTTGTAGTTTGGAGTCAATTGGTAATACCAATAATACACCAATACAAAAGGTATTGCACGGAGAAGTTAATACCCAAGTTAAGAGTGAAATACTGGCCAACAAAAAGCCTAATACTTGTTCCTATTGTTATAATTTAGAAACAAATAAAAAGTCGCATGACATTGTTAGTAGCAGAGTTTACTATTTAAAAGAACTACGTACAGTACCAAAAGAGACTTATCTGCAACCAGAAAATTTTAATTTACATCAAATTGATATACGATGGCGCAATACTTGTAATTTTGCCTGTGTATATTGTGGCCCGGTATTAAGTAGTAAATGGGCAAATGAATTGAATGTTACGGTACCATTTCCCAGCCAAGAACGTTTTAACGAATTAAAAGAGTACGTCTTTTCTCATGCCAAACAACTTAAAAATGTTTATATGGCCGGAGGCGAACCCTTACTAATAAAAGAAAACGAAGAACTGCTAGAACTATTATTAGAAAAAAATCCCACAGTTGAGCTCAGAATAAATACCAATTTAAGTAAAACCAACACAAAGATACTTGATTTACTTTGTAAATTTAAAAATGTACATTGGACTTTAAGTGCAGAATCTATCAATGAAGAATTTGAATACATGCGTTATGGTGGTAAATGGGCAGAGTTTGTAGAAAATTTTGAATTAATAAAAACACTACCGCACAAAATTACATTTAATATGGTATGGTGTGTATTAAATTATAATGGTATTTTTGATTGTATAGATTATTTTCGTAATACGGGAGTACATCCAAACGCATTTATTTTAACAGCCACACTGGGACCTGGATGGCTAGACACTAGACATTTACCAGATTCTGTGCTACAATCAATTGAAAGTCAACTGTTGGAACGTATAAATGAGCGACCGGGATTTTTATTAGAAGACGGATATCGTAATTTGTTGGCGCATATAAAAAAACCGTTTAACAAAGATACCAAAGGAATATTTCAACAATTAACAGAAATTGACCAAAGACGTAATTTAGATAGCAGTAAAATTTTTAAAGAGTTGTATAACATCAAGGAAAACTATCATGGCTAAACCATTTGACGTATCAAAATTTCGCAAAAGCATTACTAAAAGCATCGACGGTATCTCCGTTGGCTTTACTGATCCTACAGACTGGATCTCAACAAACAACTACGCATTAAATTATCTTATCAGTGGAGACTTTAATAAAGGTGTTCCGCTAGGTAAAGTTACCGTGTTTGCTGGCGAATCTGGCGCAGGTAAATCGTTTATCTGTTCAGGTAACTTAGTAGCTAATGCACAAAAGCAAGGCATTTATGTTATCTTAGTAGATAGCGAAAACGCACTAGATGAAAAGTGGTTACACGCACTTGATGTAGACACAAGTGAAGATAAACTTCTTAAACTTAACATGGCTATGATTGACGATGTGGGTAAGATGATTAGTGAGTTTGTTAAAGAATATAAAACACTACCAGAAACAGAACGTCCTAAAGTTTTGTTTGTAGTCGACTCATTGGGTATGTTACTTACCCCAACAGACGTTAACCAGTTCGAAGCAGGCGACATGAAAGGCGACATGGGTCGTAAGCCTAAAGCTCTTGCCGCATTAGTTCGTAACTGTGTTAACATGTTTGGTAGTTTAAATTTGGGCCTGGTGTGTACAGCACACACATACGCATCACAAGACATGTTTGATCCTGATGACAAAATCAGCGGCGGCCAGGGTTTTATCTATGCTAGTTCTATTGTTGTAGCTATGCGTAAGTTGAAACTAAAAGAAGACGAAGATGGTAACAAGATCTCAGAAGTAAAAGGTATCCGTGCCGCTTGTAAGATTATGAAAACACGCTACGCTAAACCTTTTGAATCGGTGCAGGTTAAGATTCCGTACGAAGAAGGTATGAATCCTTATTCAGGCCTAGTTGACTTGTTTGAAGGCAAAGGATTACTGGCCAAAGAAGGTAACAGTTTGGTATATACATTAGCTACAGGTGAAATCATTAAGAAGTTCCGCAAGGGCTGGGAGCGTAATGATGATTTGGCACTTGATCGTGCTATGGCAGACTTTGTAGCTAATCCACATCATAAAGAAGCAGACATTGAGGAACTTGAAGCAGTAGTAGAAGCTATTGTAGAAGAAAAACCAAAGAAGTCTAAAAAAGAAGAAGTTGCTGAATAATCATATTGTTAGCGTTACACCTAGTGAAGAATACTTTTCCATTACATGGAAGTTAAGCATTAGGTGTAACTATGATTGTATGTATTGTCCCACTAAGTGGCATAATAATACAGATCAGCATCATTCGTTAGATGATTTAAAAACTGCCTGGATCAATATATACAATCGTAGTCGGCATCTTGGGCTACCTTATAAAATATCATTTACTGGCGGCGAAGTAACTAATAATAAAAACTTTTTACCATTTGTTGAGTGGTTAAGATCGGAATATAAAGATCAAATTTTTCAACTACTGGTTACAACAAATGGTAGTGCTACACTCAAATATTACACAAAATTATTTGATGTAATAGATAATATATCATTTAGCGTACATTCGGAGCATATTGATGAACTAAAGTTTTTTGATATGATTACTATGTTACACAACTCAATTGATAGTTCAAAGTTTTTACATGTAAATGTAATGAATGAATTTTGGAACCAAGATAGAATACTGGTTTACAAACAGTTGCTCGAAGCACACAATATAAGCTATAATATAAACGAAGTTGATTATGATTTAAAAACTCGAGAAGTACCAATTTTTAAAGGTAAACTAAATCTTGAAATTTAAAAATCACGAATATTATAATTGTGAAATTACTTTACTAGACAATACTAAATATCGAGTTGACGCAAACTGGTTACACAATGAACAATTAGATTCCTGGCAGGGTTGGGCCTGTAGTGCAGGACAACATCGATTAATGATTGATGAAAATTTTAATGTATATAGCGGAGAATGTTTGAATGACAATCTTGGCAATTTGTTTACTGAGTGGCAACTTTTAGACAAACCCACTACGTGCCAACAACTAAGATGTACTGGATGCACAGATGATTTATTACAAAGTAAAAGGGAAATAAAATAATGACGATTGACGTAGAAGTTCTAAGCGAACTATATACTATTATGAAACAGTACGTTCCTTCAAAGGATCGTCAAGAGTGTGCGGATAACTTAATGAGTGTCATGGTTGATATGTTGGGCGACCAGGAACTTAAAGAGTTTGGAGGCACTGATGCAACTTTGAAGAAAGCTCTCAAAGAATATACATCAGACGATGGAGACGACAACGATGGTGAAATTGACGAGTGGTAACAAAGTATTTTCCTATTAATACGGAAACGGCGTGTAAATTAAAGTGGGGCTGGAGTACATTATATCTAAATTCTGGTCAAACTGCTAGTTGTCATAGAGCTAGTTTTAGCGAGTTAACCGCAGACAACTTTGACAATTTTCACAACACCAATATAAAACTTCAAGCCCGACAAACAATGCTCGAAGGACAATGGCCTAATGGCGGCTGTGAATATTGTGCCGGGGTAGAACAGGCAGGCGGATACAGTGATAGACAATTACAAAACAGTATTCCTGGATTGTTTCCTAAAAACCTAGATAGTGTACAAGTAGATCCTGCTATGTTGGAAGTTTATTTTAATAATACTTGTAACCTAGCATGTCTATATTGTAATCCTGGACTAAGTTCTAGTATAGATCAAGAATATAATAAATTTGGTCCGTTTAATCAAGCGGGCGTAGATCTTGTACCATTGGATCAAAAGCACATAAAAGATATAGAACCAAAATTTTGGTCTTGGATGGAACAAAATTTTTATAAGTTAGAACGTTTTCATTTCCTTGGTGGCGAACCACTATATCAGCGCCAGTTTGATTTACTATTAGATTTTGTTGACCAAAATCCAAATCCCGGTTGCGAATTTAATATAGTTACAAATTTAATGGTTTCTACAGATTTATTAAAAAGCAAAATTGAACGTGTTAAAACACTAGTAGCTCGAAGAAAATTAAAACGGTTTGATATTACTGTTAGCATTGATTGTTGGGGAGCTGAACAAGAATATGTACGATACGGATTACAATTAGATACTTGGTTAGAAAACTTTTTATTCTTACTTGAACAAAATTGGATAAAATTAAATATAAACCAAACTATATCTGCATTGACTATCAAGACAATGCCCGAATTACTTAAACGATTGCAAGAGTGGCGTAAAATTAGACCTGTTGGGCATTATTTTAGTGTAACCGAACCCGGACCTAGTTACCTAAGACCTAATATATTTGGTGCCGGCGTGTTTGACAAAGACTTCGATTGTGTGTTAAACTTAATGCCTGATACTAATAATGACGAGCAAAGAGCACGTCAATATATGTCGGGCATTGCAAATGAAATCAAAACAAATACCTTTAATCGAGCCGAAGTTGATAACTTGTTTATATTTTTAAATGAAAAAGATCGTCGTCGTCAAACGAATTGGCGCAATACATTTCCTTGGTTAGCTGAATATGTGGTATAACAAAGTTGTTAGTAATATGGGAGAGATTCCTGCTTTTATAGATTACTATGAGCGGGAACTTGGTGCAGCCAAAGGCGACATTAAGATTCACGGCAAAGTTGAAAAAGAACTAAGCAACCTGCCCGGCGAAACAGAACATAGATTTAATCAATTACAAGAAATTGAAGCGGTGCTTGAACACCTTAATATACAGTTACGTAAGATACGACAGAAACACTATAAAAAGTATTTAGAAGGATATGCCCGCGCCTTAACTAGTCGCGATGCTGAAAAGTACGCCGAAGCCGAAGACGAAGTAATTGACATGGAAACAATCATTAACGAAGTGGCACTACTGCGTAACAAATGGCTGGGTGTTATGAAGGGCATTGAATCAAAGAACTTTATGCTGGGGCACGTAGTTAGGTTGCGCACAGCAGGAATGGAAGATATTGTAGTATGAAGATTTTATTTACACGTTGCAACGAACATGAAACAGATCATTTATCGGATATGTTGTTTCATGGATTTATGGAATTGGGCCACGACGTGGTTGATAGCCCTAGAATCTGGCACATATACAATGATGGGCAAGCGGGACCCAACGGGGAAGTGCGTAACAAACTACACGGTCGTGGATTTACCTTAACTAACATTATTGATACTGATGCAGTAGATCGTACCGATATTGAAGATAAAATACGCAATCGTTACTTTGACATTGTAGTATTAAGTCGTGCCGACTTTAAAAGCGTGTACGAAGATTTAATCTTAAAAACCTATCCTAAAGAACAAATTATTATCATTGATGGTAAAGACCAAGGCGATCTAACGCACTGGCGTGATCATCGCCACTTAGTGGATTGTGGTACTTACTTTAAACGTGAATTTTACGACAACGACAGTCGCATACATCCAATTAGTTTTAGTTTCCCCACGAGTAAGATTATTGATCGTACCGATATAGTTAAAGAAAAAACAATGTCCGGTGCTAAACCTGTGCCCGGCGGCGATCAAACAAAATACACATTTGACAACGAGCAAGACTACTACAGAGATTATGCCAGCAGTTACTTTGGTGAGACCATGCGTAAAGGTGGATGGGATTGCCAACGTC